GCACTGTATACAATGTTCGGAACCACGAGCACTCCTGGCAATACGGAAGATTCATTTCGTTCAGAAATAACCATTCCAGGACTAGAATTCCCAATTGGAAGACGAGACCAATATTTCAAAACTGGCGATGGAGCCTCAAATAGAAGCAGCACGCTTTTTCCAATTACCGGTTGTTATAACAATTCTGGTATCTCACCGATTCGGTTCAACATCGTATTATCAAGAATTAGTGGTGATGACACGGTTAAATTCTATAAGGCGCACTTTGACGCATCAATGAAAATCACTGAAATTTCACGTTAAGTAAATGTAAATAATCTTACGAAATGTATTATTTACATATTAGAACTCGGCACGTTTGCCCCGCCTCGTCTTGTTCAGACGCTTCTTTTCTTTTTCGCCCTTATTGCGTCGTGTTTTGACATCGTGTTGGATTCTCTCGGACGGGGTTACGAGAGATAGAAGAGTATCAAAAATATCATCGGGGACTGGTTTACGACGGGTGCTGTCGTCGTCGCTGTCGTCGCTGTCGTCGCTTTCGCTGTCGTGATTTCCAGAACGTGGTGATGAACCCGTAACATCTTCCTCTGCGACTACAGATGTAGCATACTGTCTCGGGCGAAATAGCGCCGGCATCATAAATAACCCAGCCGGAACAGCTAAATCGCGAAAAAGGTCACTGAACTTTTCAGGGATAAAATGGTCAGTTCCGCCATTGCCGCCGCCGCTGCCATTTCCACCGCCACCACCCGTCATTCCACCTTCCGCATCATCGAGTGAAACAAACAACGGCATCTTGTGCTTATAAAGAAGGTTATTCACTTGATATCCACCGCCAATCATATTGCCATCTTTGTCTTGATGAAAAGCCAAATGCTGTTCTGGATTAAAATAGTCACGAATCTTCGTTTTTGCTGACATCACTCTATATACTTGTTATATAGTTATTTATTTATGCTTCCTCTTCTGACGAAGAACCATTGCCTGCGCCCGCGCCTGGTTTCGTATTGTATACCCGCTTAATCTCCATTGTGGTCTTGGTCTCGCGATTCTTCTTAATATATGTCATAATCTGCTCGACTTGCTTACCGTTGGTGATGAGTTCCGAGAGACATTTTTCAATATACGCCAACGTCAATGGCGCAGTATGTTTCGCAGCGACAAAACGCAACTTCCCGTCAGAAATATTGACCGTCGCCTTACCAAGCTGTTTCTCCTCAATGATTTCAAGGATTTCGTCATTGATAACTGCTTTCTCGGTGCGAATATCGCGCACTTCATCCGCGGATTCTTTGATTTTATTATCTAGTTCAACCCAGCGCTTGATTTTAGTATCAAGAGTGGGAGGTGTTGTATGAGTTGCGGTCATAATTGAGGTAGGGTTCATTTCCGAGTCTCGGGAGGGAGTAGGATATAGATATAACAACGCGTTATATTTATATTCATATCTGCGCGCTACGTGTGCGCTTGTGGTGTGGTGTGCGTTTACTTGCGATTGCGACGGGAGCGACCGCGGCGAAAGCTAAATGACTTTCCGAGAGAACGGCTGCCAGACCGGCGAGACTGAAGAGCCTTTTGGCCGAGATAAAGTCCTAAAGGAACCAGGGCGGTTTCAACAGCGGTCATCAATCCTGGGACCATACCTCCCTTTTGAGACTGAGACTGAGACTGAGACTGAGACTTGCGACCACGACTGCGACCACGACGTCTACCACCCATAATAGGGGAACCGTGTAAGGATGAATAAGCTTCCGCGCCGGCAACAGCACCAGCGCTCATTGCGGCTTGAAGACCAGTGGTGGGAGTGATGACAGGAGCGGCGGCGGCTTCTGCGCTACCACCACTTTGTCCACTGCTGCTGCTGCTGCCCTGAGACATTGCGTTATTCAATAACTGCTGGGCCATCTTTCCAGCTTGCTGAAGGGTCTCTTGAGTGATTTGAGGGGCTTGCTGTGATTGCGACTCTCCGCTACCGCCGCTCTGGCTCTGGCTCTGGCTGCGGCGACGCCTGGAGTGTCCCTTGCGTTGTGATTTACGAGGCATTACTAAAAGTAGGTATATACTACATATAGAAATAATTTACGTGGTATATGTATAAATAAAATGAAAATCATCCCGTTTCTTCTTCTTGGCCTAATTGTCCTTCCTGAAACTATCGTCCGTGTCCCCATTTTTCCATTCGGTATCGCTGACGCACATCCAATCCACGCACCGGTATCGACGCCATCGACGAATCATACGCAACAACAATCCTTAGAATGCGACGCGTGTATGTATCTCGCCAACGGAGTAAACCAAACGATACTTCATAATTCTAAAGTTATTTCGTTTGTCACCGATGACCTAGAAAAGATATGCGCAGTCCTGCCATCAAGCGTCCAAGCATTATGCACCGGCGCAGCCGAACAAACCGCGCCACTTCTCCTAAATCATCTAGGCAATTTCATCGCTACTGAAGGTTGTGATGATTTAGGCGTGTGTCATAGTAAGTAGGTTATTATTCGTATTTTATACGCATTCTTTTTATAGCGTCATACTAATTCATTTCATTCGTATTACGCACTCATTTGATTCCTTGTTATGGACGTATTTCACCCCAACGGAAATTTTAATTTTGATAAGCTCACTCTTACGCAGCCAAATAGCGTTTCTGGCGGTTCGTATATGACACGATACTCGTATTGTGAAAGTAAACAGCCACTGTATATCCAGACGACAAAAACTAGGTCTAAACAAGGGATTGTTATTTCAGGTAAAAAGGCACACATTGATTTGTTGGTGACTTCCACAGACAACGACTCTGAATTCACAGAATGGATTGCGGATTTAGAGAAAAGGTCAGTTGATTTACTTTATGAGAAGAGGCATCTCTGGTTTACGCAAGAATTAGACCGGGTGGATATTGAAAATTCATTTACATCGCCTATACGCGCATACAAGACTGGACATTTTCTTGTCCGTGTAAATTTAGAACCGAATACAAACCGCGGGTTTACTCACATACAACCCTTTTCGTGTAAGGTGTTTGATGAGAATAAGGCACCCACGACGGTTGAATACATTAAGGATATACACTCTATTATTTCTATTATCGAGTTTAACGGAATACGATTTACATCGCGCAATTTTCAAATGGAATTAATATTGAGACAAGTTCTTGTTGTTCCAGATATACCATTATTTGAAACGTGTGTAATTAATGACGCTCCTGCGCCCGCTCCCGCTCCTGCGCCCGCACCTGAGCCCGCGACCGCTCCTGAGCCCGCGACCGCTCCTGAGCCTGAACCGGTAATTACCGAGGACAAATATTTAGAGATTACGTCTGCCCCACCATCAATTGCGCCAAACCCGCAAATGAAACACTTTGATTTTACAGAGGTGAATATTGATTTTAACGCGATAGGTCTAGATACAAATGAACCAACGTTTGATATAGAAACGGCAAAAAACGAATCCGGTGTTTCCGTCGCGTCAATTGCTACCGTATCTACTACTACGAATACCCCATCCTCTTCAAGCATAACATTAAAAAAACACAAAGACGTTCTTTTTGAAATGTATAAGATTGCCAAAAAGAAAGCGTTGGAAGCAAAAAAGGTTGCTATACGCGCATATTTAGAAGCAAAAGAAATAAAGGCGAATTATTTATTGGATAATTCCGACCTTTCCGATTCCGATAGCGCCAGCGACGACGCCAGCGACGACGACCACGGCGACAGAAGTTAACTCTAGAATTGAGACACTACATTATTTTATCATTTATTTTATATACAATTAAATTATAAGAATGAGTTTTTTGTCTGATTTAGAGAAAACACTTCGCGCCAATCACATTCTTGTGATTTTAGGTGCGATTGTTTTGGTATACGCAGTTTATAGCTATTCCGACCAAAAGTTCGTCGTTCCCTATGAACCACTTAAGGCTGAAGCCAACGCTCGGGCCCCTACAAACGCACCCATCGGACTGAGCCAGCAGGCGGCACCGGTCGCCACTAGTGGCGCAGATGGATTCTCCTCCGTGGACGCAATGACTGGTCAAAGTGGCGGTCGTGCTGCCGGTGCCGCAAACCTTCCTGTCGCGAATCCGTCTGACCTTCTTCCCCGCGACAGCAATAACCAGTGGGGCAGTTTGAACCCTTCAGGCAGCGGTGACCTCCTCGGTCAGAACCTCCTTTCGGCAACTTTCTTGACTGGTATTGACACTATCGGCAATACGATGAAGAATGCCAACCTTCAGTTGCGTTCTGAGCCTCCTAATCCCCAGTTGAATGTTGGACCTTGGAACCAGAGCACTTTCGCTCCGGACTTGATGCGCACTCCTTTGGAGTTGGGAAGCACGCCGGTGCAGTAAGTGCGTGCGTTCGACCGCACACCACATTCTAATGTAATATTATGTAAGATTTGACATTACATAATACCACTATAACACAGGACTGTGGTTCGCGGCGAAACGCGGTGGTTCGCGGCGAAACGTCATTTTATCCATAAAGATTATTTTATTGATAAAATATAGTATTGAACCTACAACAAAGAGAAGTGGATGGCGGCTCGTCATACTCTTGCCCGTGCTGCTGCGATTCAATGGACCAAAGAATATTGGACTACTGACAGGAAACCTCCAGTGTGTCACGTATATTATAATGCTCACGGAGCATTATGGCCGGATGACGGTTTACCTGCGCCTCAAACAGGAACATACGACATAGACCTTAAAATATTTTCTACAATCGGAAATAAATGTATTGAATCAGTTACGGGGATAATTAAAAATATGGAAGGACACCCCGAATTTAACGGTAAGGGAATAGATAGATGCTTTCTTAGTATGTTAAGAAGGGTAACAAGAAAAGTAGCAGGTACCCCACACGGTAATCCACACGGTACCCCACACGGTGATCCAGACGAAATATTTAATGCTGTAACAGCAGAAGCTAAAAGGATGTATGAAGCAGCCGGTATACATTTTGATAACGACGAATTTAAATTTGTGTCAAACCCAGATAGACCACATTATTTTCAATTATATCAAAATAAAGAAGAAGTTTTCAGAACCAAAAAAAAGAGAATTAAATCAAGGCAATTACGTGCGGCGGCGGGTGATTTAGTATCCTCAACACTAAATGACTATGGGGTCTGGATATTTTTCACTAACCTTAAAATATTTGAAAATTTATCGTTACAGTCGTTTACTGAAGAGACATTGAAACTCGAACCAGTAAATAGAATGGCGGGGTCTCACGAAAACTTATTTTTACCATCAGAATTAACGAATTCAATCAATATGGTATCGCGAAGAAATAATCAACCAATTGGTGCGGTCAATTGGATACACGCAATTCAAGATATAGGTCCGATGGATGAAAAAGGAGAAGAAGCAAAGACCAGGGCTATAGTAGCGATTGGAAATTTATGGAAGACAAGAGTAACCACTTTACACGAGATTCTAAGTATATTTGCGCCATTTCAACAAAAAGGTGTTGAACTAGGTTTTCCGAGTTTGGAATTAAAAATGTTAAGCACGACGTGTAGGGTTTTACGTAGTGGATTTTCTTTTCCAAGAAATGACGAACCTCTAAAGGCAGCTTATTTGTGGAACTCCCAAGAGTTTGACCGCGACAATTCATCGCCATCACCATCACCATCACCTCCGCCCCCCCAACAATCATTATTGACAAGGTTACTTAGATTTTTTACAAAACCACCGCCACAACTACCAGATAACATTAAAGACGCAGTCGATGAAGCGATGAAGGATGATGAGTCGGTAGATACAAGCCCGCAGACACAGTCACCGTTAGAGAAACGGCTCAAACGGCCACGGTCAGAGTCACCGTCAAAGTCACCGTCAAAGTCACCGTCAAAGTCACGGTCCGCGTCACGGTCACCGTCGCGGTCGCGGCCGCGGGCACATTCAGTGCCACCATCATCACGGACAAAACGTGGCGGCGCAAAACGAAAGAATTCAAAACACACACGGCGGCGGCGGCTGCGGACGCGGACGCGACATTGACAATTGTTATTATAATCGTATATGTATAATAACAATGCTGTCTCTCAACCTATGCCAATATAAAAACATATTCGGCCGTCCGAGAGAAGGCGCACACGCATACCGATTATTCGATATCGCTGTCGTGGACGTCGCGGCGACCTTCGTGCTCGCGTTCTTTGTCGCCCGTGTCTTCGGGGTCACGTTTTGGAAATCTCTCGTCGCGTGTTTTTTGATTGGGGTTATATCTCATCGCGCGTTCTGTGTTCGCACAACGGTGGATAAAATTTTGTTTCCAAATGTCGTATCATAAACATTATATATTGATAATATACAATACACAATGTCACATTCGGCATCAACTTCAGCGAAACGGTCGTCGTCGTCGTCGTCGTCGTCGTCGTCGTCGTCGTCGTCACCGCATCACCCCCAGGAACGTCATCTCACACTTTTATTACAATGCCACGGCGCAATATATCGCAACCGTGTTGTATCATCTAACAATGTCACTGTATATTCACTCGTAGGAGCGCCAGGATTCCGCGCCGAAACAGGTATATCTTTCAATCCACAAGATAAAGGTCAATCTAGCGATTTTCTTCTAGGAACAGTTGTCCACGATGTATATCGTTATGAAATTCATAAGAAACCGACTATTTCGCACAAGGACTTACTCGGTCATCTTACCGAACCGCTCAAAAATTTATATACCGATTGCGATATATCTTATCCACGCGGATATGAAATTCGGGAGAATCCAAAAGAATACCGAAAATTCTATTTTCACCCCAATGAACACGAAAATTGTCGTAGTTGTGTTCACAAGGGGAATCGTCGCTGTTCATATAGCCGAACATTTGGTTCACGAACCGGCGAAGAGGATATTGTATGGTGTCCAGAATATGGTATATTTCCAATCTTATCTTCAGACGAGGGTGACTACACGCATACTGTTGTATCGATTGGTGAGAAAGAACGCGCTGGTGTAAAAAGCCCACTGTCAAAGTCGCGCTCAAACGTGCCGGACGACACCGTATTCATTGAGCCAAAAAATATCATCGGGGAAGCAGCTCAAACATATTGGCGGAATAAAATCTTGAAAAATCCGGATTTACAATCCAATCCTCTTCTTCAGAAAAAAATGCTCATCAATTTTGATATATTGTGTAGCAAGCGTGAACTCCACATAAACCGTCTAATCAATATATTTCAGTTAGGAATGGGGTATACACACTTGTATTTTATAGACCCATCGTGTAGAGATTATATGAAATCAGATGATGAGGCCATATCACAGGAACAGATGCGCGCGAATCCTCGCAGTCGATGGCATCACGCGATAGATAGCACGCTTCAGCAGGTCTCACAGTCCCGGTCGCGGTCCAGGTCGATGACCAGAGAAACAATTACTCCGGCGTGTGTTTATACGCGGCGGAAACGACCGCGAATGGATTCGCCAGACAAAGGCAACGGCAAGCATAGGTGTGTAGTTATGGGAGGTAGACATACACGGCGGCGGCTCCGGCTGCGGCTGCGGACGCGACATTAACAATTGTTATTATAATCGTATATGTATAATAACAATGCTGTCTCTCAGCCTCTGTCGTTACAAGGACATATTCGGCCGTCCGAGATAAGGCGCACACGCATACCGATTATTCGACATTGCTGTCGTGGACGTCGCGGCGACCGTGTTCGTCGCATTCATCATTGCGCGCTTATTCGGTCTCTCGTTCTGGAAATCTCTCGTCGTGCTGTTTATCATCGGGATAATATCCCACCGCGCATTCTGTGTTCGCACAACGGTAGATAAGTGGGTCTTTCCGAATGTGAAGAAATAAAATGCTATCATATATATATATAGCAATGAGTAAGGCCGGTAAGGACGCCAGTAAGGCCGACGGTAAGGCCGACGGTAAGGCCGACGCCGCCGACGCCGCCGCCGACGGGTTTGAACCATTTGTAAAACCGCCACATATGCGCGCGGTTGTTACTGCGTGTGGACACGGGGGAATAGCAGATGATAAAGCCCATTCGCATACCCGCAAAATGACAACGGCGGCGAAGGGTGCGTTAAAACATAGCGGCTTTGGATTTTTTGTTTTCAGAGTTCAAGGGACGACACCTTGCCCTGGTCTTGCGTGGTGTGCTACCGGCGATGCGCCATCCAACTTCGCGCAATATAACGCAGAAGTATCCTTGCTATTGAAACAACGCCCCGCTCATCAAATGCTTGAAAGCGGTAATTTAGAAAGGTTGGCTGGAACAATCAGTGCAAAAATACGAGAAATAGACGTTCAATCACTCGTAAAATATGCTGAAAACAAGGATGACCGCGACTCGCACCCCCCCGATTTATTTTCTGCTTCAGAATATTATACAATTTTTACTCCAGCAAAACCGCCACCCGAAGACCATCGCTTAATAGCGGCGTATCGTAATCCAGGTGAGTTGTTGAGAGCGTGTGAAGCATCGACCGCAAGATTACCCCGACGATCCGCAATCGGAGGAATTCATAATAAAGTTTTTTTTAAGAGTTATGGGTTGTTTTTTATAGAGTCAACAGATGATATTGATAAATCTCAATGGTGTTTAACAAGTGCCACAGTTAAAACACAAAAGGTTAAGAAGGTGGAATATCATTCGTTGGAACGTGAGGAACTGTATAATCTTTTCAACGAACGTAACATTGAAGCGGTTGTAAATATGATAGGGTGGAGAAATGGGTTTTTACTTAGAAAAGAAACCAGAGGTATTGTCTCGTATAAACCTAGTGAAAAAAAGGGTTGGAAAGATTTCCACGATAATCTAGACGGGCCCGTACAAAAGTATTTACACGCGGCGTTTCACCAAGAAGTTTCATACCACGATATCATATTCATCTGGAGTGAAGGATTCAAATATGATGAAGTTTTATTTGTAGATGTTGCTTGTAATACTCCATCAGAAAAGGGCGATTGGGCCCATTCTGACCCAATGAAAGTGAGAACAGCAATAACGGTGGCCGACGAGCGACCGGACAAGACGGCTGGTGATTATGATAATAGTGACGACGAGAGTGATTCGTCGGCATCGTCGGCGACACCATCACCGCCACCGTCACCAACACACACATCACAAGCGAAAGGAGGACCCGCGAAATCACCGCCACGCGCGAAATCACCAACACGCGCGAAATCACCAACACGCGCGAAATCACCAACACGCGCGAAATCACCAACACGCGCGAAAGGAGGACCATCTAAAAAAAAGGGAGGAGGACCGCGATTAACGAATCGGTCCAAATCCTATCAAAAAACCAGTAAACATTTGAAAACCACCCGAAAACGTTTATCACGGAGCAAAAAAAACAACAACACGCGGAGAAAGAGATACACGAGACGGAGATGACAATGAAGAATAGATGTATGACGCAAACCAGTTACAGGATTGTGTCATATTGCGCGATGATTGCGTTTTAATGCGCGCGACGGGAACCGCGGCGACGCTTCTGTTGCTTGCGTGACGCGGTGCGACGTTTGGTGGAACGACGGCGGCAGGAGGAGGATGATTTGCGGGATGTAGAGGAACGACGGCGGCGACGACGACCGCCGCCATAAGACCTATAAATATCAATATTATTTGATTTGTAGAATGCTTCTATGTCTAAAACCAGTTGTTTTTCAACTGCAATGTCGCGCATTACGTCTAATCTTAAATATCTATTTGAAGGTCTTCAAATTCATCCCGGTTTCCAGGTTTAATCTGGTCAGAATAAAGAATTCGAAGTTGTGTAAGTAAAATATTTGCGCGATTACGTAGTTCTTCACTACTCATTTAATTACAATGTATTACGAATAATACCGAAAAACTTTCTCCTCTTATATAAATACCCAAATAAAAATGTTCAAAACCAGTGTTTTCGGTTACATCATCATTATTTTTATTATTGTGATTTGCCTAAAAATCTACCAAGAATCCGACGCATTTCAGTTGAAATGTATTGTTTCTAAAGTCGACGGCAATAAATACTGCGTCCGTGAACGCGCGAAATTGGAACTCGCGGCCGATCTCCTCGCCACCGTCACCCAGAAAATGAAAAAGGTCGTGAAACATATGGGCGATACCTACCCCGACCGCGAGAACGTGAAACGTTTAGTCAAAAACTTCCGCCCAGAAAAAGTAAGTGAGACCTTACCTACAAGCGAATACACCGCATATAGTGAGAACAAGGGCGAGAAACTCGCGTTTTGCGTAAATACGACGAAGAATGGGAATCAACTCATCGACAAGAATACATTGACATTCGTCGCGCTCCACGAGTTGAGTCATATTATGACCGAGAGTGTGGGACACAAGGACGAGTTCTGGAATAATTTCCGGTTTCTCATTGACGAAGCGCAGAAAATCAAAGTATATCACCCGGAGGATTATAAACTCCGGCCGAAAGAATATTGCGGGATGACGATTAATGACAACCCACATTTTGATAACTAGCGCGTTCCGCCGCGCACCACGGGTCGGAATCGATTCCGTGGCACTTCATTCGCGCATCATTGGCACTTCATTGGCGCATCATTGGCACTTCATTGGCGCATCATTGGCGCATCATTCGCGCATCATTCGCGCATCATTGGCACTTCATTGGCGCATCATTCGCACTTCATTGGCGCATCATTCGCGCATCATTCGCGCATCATTCGCACATCATTCGCACATCATTCGCACATCATTCGCACATCATTCGCACATCATTCGCACATCATTCGCGCATCATTCGCACATCATTCGCGCATCATTCGCGCATCATTGGCGCATCATTCGCGCTTTGGGCCGGTGGTGTGCGGCCGAACGCACGCGGAACGCGCGTGTAAAAATACTGTATCCGGCGCCCGTCGTTCTTGTATCGCCTTCAAATCGCTCGGCCGTGTAATACTCGCTACGAAATCCCGGTCTACATACGTTAAATGATATAACCGCGCATTATTCACAAAAAACGATATATACTTCGGTATTGAATCCGCGTCCGTCCAACACCAAATCGCACGGTTTGGAAGGTCATACTTGTGTGCGTCCCATTCGTGTACCGATGCATATTGAAACGCCAATGGAAACGCGGCGTCATACTCATATTCTTCATCCACAAATGTGATAAAAATGTCGTCCACTGGAAAAGACGACGACGGCGCCGCAAGCACTTGTTCGTAGATGGACGCTCCGCCAATCAACCAAACGTGGTCATAATTCGCGGTGTGTGCGTGAATCTCCGAGAGATTGTTGATAAATGTCACACCTGGCACTGTCTCGGTATCGGCGGCGGCGGCAGCACCGCACGCAGAAATCACGAAATTGTCGCGAAAAGGCAGTGGGCGAGCATTATCGGGAATACTTTCCCACGTCTTTCGCCCCATCACGACCGCGCTATTATATGGAAACACAGACGACCGTGTCATTTCCGAAAAAAATCGAAGGTCTCTCGCGAGTTTAGGCCACGGGAGTTTGCCTTCATAACCAATCCCGCCACCGCGGCATAGTGCAACAATCATTTTGAATTCGGTGGTGTGTGGAGGAGGGGACATTCGAAGCGAAGCGATGCGAAGCGATGCGAAGCGAAGCGAAGCAATTATATATCATACACGAAATCTATTTATTATTGTATTCGGTAACTATATAGAATACAATGGCATCCGCCTCGGCTTCGGCCTCGGCTTCTACGCCAACACCACTGCCACAAGGCGCAATCGACGCATCCGAGTTTAATGCGTCGTTGTTAGACCCGAATACACATTTATTTTTTGATGATGATAGAAAATACATTGACCCTGTTCAAACAAGCATGAATAAGGAAGGAACTTCACTGGCGTGTGTATATTGCCGTCCGCCAGCGACTATCGTATTACACGCGCACGACACTGGTAGTGCGGTTACTGAAATAACCCGACCAAACCAATTTAGACAGATGAAACAATTCGGGACTCCAGTGGGTAATTTTCACGATTTTTTAGGCGACCATATTGAAAAAGAAATCGGAACCGGGTTCACCAGCGCAATGATTTCTCAGTTGATTGATTTTGAAACCAGTTTGCGCTCGGCGGAAAGTAAACGAACACCGCGACGACTTTATTTTTTTGATTTTGATAGAACCCTTACGTTTGTCCCCGGTTTATCGTTAGCGTTTCTTCCGAAAAAATCAAAGACACGGTCAGTGCCGACTACTGAAATACCTCCCACTGAGCGTGTTCTGTTATCTCAATATGCGAGATATTTATTCTCGGATTATTGCGGGGAAGAACCCGCGGAAGGCGGTGGGCGTATGCGGTTACTTCGTGAATTATTCAGAGTCATCGGAAATAAAAGAATTTACATTGTTACGGCGAATAGCATTGCCAAAAATGTTCCAGAGAACCCTTACTATATCTATTTCAAGTTCTTGATATCTGAGTTATTGCCGGATATTTCAGATGACCATATCATTGGGGTTCATTCGACAAATGTACCACCGCTATTCAATAGCAAACAAGATGCGATAGCCAGTATACTAGAGCATAGCCCGCGTAGCCCGCGTAGCCCGGGTGGGACCGCAGTGACAAAGAAGAGCCCTCGTAGCCCGCGTAGCCCGCGTAGCCCGGGTGGGACCGCAGTGACAAAGAAGAGCCCTCGTAGCCCTCGTAGCCCGCGTAGCCCGCGTAGCCCGGGTGGGACCGCAGCGACAAAGAAGAGTCCGTCGTCAAGCGGACGCGGCGGAGGTAAATCGCGTCGCATTCGTCGTTCTACAAGAAAGCGTCGCAAGTAATCTGATTATTCTTTAACCCTTATAAAGGATATTCTTCTATTCATATAATAGTATCCTACGGAAGGAATCGAAATATGGAAAAACCCCCATCAGAGATACCCATCTATAAAATATGCCACATTAGGTCGCCTGATGAAGTAACCACCGGGTCGTTGCAGTCGCCGTCGTCGGCACAGTCGTCGTCCCTGTCCCCCGAATACAATACATTATACGTTTTCTATGGCAATGTTGAATTCACAACGGATGAAGGCACCGTTGTAAACATCAATGATATATTTGTCCAAGAGCGAGAGAATCCATTCTTCCGAACCATATTTAGTGAATACGAACTCCAAGCAATTATCCAAAATAACATCAATGTCGTGTTTTTTCCCGAGAGAATTTACCCCGATGACTCCATTGAAACCATCAAAAAGAAGTTTCTTTATCTGACGCGCGACAAGGTCGGTCTCTCGTATGCGGAATTGTATTTCTTCTGTAAGCAGGTAAAACAACTCACTGCGCAAATCGCACACGATTGTATCACTGCTAACGGGAAGTTGGAAATGACGCATATACGATTAGAGAATTATTTATTAAACATAGAAAACCCGCCCACGCCCGCGCCCACGCCCGCGCCATCGACCGGTTCTTCTGGTATCACATATACCACCCTATTTAACTTAAAATTGGAAGAGAAACCCCGTATTATAAATAAAGCAATGGGTCAAGAACTAAATATCGCATCATCTCACGAGTATCCTTACGCAGTGAATCCGTTTGACGTAATGAACGCTGACCCCTTTCTAGAAATCCACGCAAGCGAAATCGTGAATACGACGAATAAGATGGTTCTTGTCGATTATGGCGTATTTCTTCACAATACGATTTATTTGGTATCAGCAGAAGACGCGCTCGTATATACCAATGACGTCGCGGCGGCGGCATCGGAGGCGGCATCGGCGCATCACCGACCCGTCAATGAATCGTATATGATTCGTCTATATTTCCCCTATCTCTCAGCATTCCGCGACGATACGCGCCGCTCGGCGCTTGAAATGGGTTCCGCCGAAGCATCCGGTGAAGTTGACCTCGCCACAATCCATTCACGCGAAACGCTTCTTCTTCATAAATTAAAGTTATTTGACGCGGATAAAAAACTACTCAACGAGAGATTCCTCCGTCAAACCGCGAATATCAAGTTACTTTATGACATCTACGAGAGACGCACGAGCGAGCAGAATTATATCGACGACGGTATCCGCGGTGTAGAGTTTCTCATCCACCCAGAAACCTCTTACAGCCAATCTCTCGATGCGGTCTTCAAATTGATTCATTGTTCTGAATATATCCCCTACATTAAATACAATCCAGGCAAGAAGCGCGACAATATCTATAAGTTCTACATTTCAGGTGTAAGCCGAAGTGGACGTAAAATCCCGTATCTCCCGAAGGGCGATATTTTTCGTCTCATTAAAACAACCGCGCGTAAAAAGAGCGTAACAATGTATATCAATTATACATATTCCAATCCAGAAGTGCCAAATCATAAAGCAACGCATTTACATATACCGATATTATGCGAATTTTATCCCGACGGTTCCATCTACGTGAAACTCTTCGTCAAATTCTCGTTTACGGCGATAGAGATGGAGAGTATTATTAAAGCCACTGTCAACCCCATCTTAAGTGTCATCAAGGAGCGTGTTGAACAAAACGGATTTCAAATGGCCCTCTTCACAAAGTTGAATCATCCGCAGGTGGAACTTATTAATTTGGAATATTTCGCACAACTCGCGATTACAAAGAACATCGAAATCAAGCAAATGATACAGTGTATATCGAGTGCGTTTAATGAAATAGAGGGAAGCCTTAAGAAAGGTATTGTCTTGCGATACAAGCGCGTGAGCAACTATAACGAAATGTCGAGCCAAGACGCATTTATTATTGAAATGATGAATAAACGCCAGAACGATTACGACATTATGGAAGGTTTACGTTCGAATTATATGATGTCGGAGAGTGATGCCCGTGCCAAATTTGCGTCGATTTTATCATCACTACAAACCCAACAATTCTCTCGGTTTCGTGGTGGTGCGATTCGCATCAAAAACAACCCCGGCTTTCTTACAAAAATAACCAAAGGCGCATTCAATAACGTTATTACAATGGAGGTTTCTAACATTAACAACATTTTGTTTCTACCGGCGCTTCATATTTACCTTGATTCTATTATTCGAATGTATCAAAGCCCTGGGACGACTGAAATACCGTATGAAAAAATCGCGGAATTGTGCACAGTAAAAATCACTCCGGAGGTTTCTTCCCCGAAAAAGAAAACTGGCACAAAAAAGGCCAAGGGGGCGGCGGCAGCGGCGGTGGCAGAGACAATGGCGGAATCGGAATCGGGAGCGGCGGCAGCGGCGGCAGCGGCGGCAGCGGCGGATGAAGAGCAAGAAGAAGTAATGCCAGAAATCGTCCCCGTGATTAAAAAACCTACAGCATCGATGTCTGCGAGTGCGATAGCACCACCGGTTGTCTTTGGATTTGAAGCCGAAGTTCCAAAAGAAGAAGAGATTGATTTGTTTGATTTATTACAGGATGATGATGACGATGATGACCGCGCAGGTGATAGTGCGCCAAGTAGTGCGCAATTTGGTGGATTGAAAGGAAATCACGATGACGATTCGCCTGAGAGAGACGAACACTCCGACGCAGACGCAGATGCAGACGCATACGAAGATTCTGATGAAGAAGATCTCTCGGATATCACCGGTATGGAATTATCAAATCCAAACCCATTCTCGAAACGCATTCAAGAACGCGACCCCGTCATCCATTTAAATGAAGATGTCGGAAAATTCAATGCGTATTCTCGGAGTTGTCCTTGGAATGTTCGTCGACAGCCAGTAATTTTAACAAACGAAGAAAAAGCGCGTATTGACCGTGAACATCCGAATTCCTATTCACATAGTATTACCTATGGTTCTGAACCAAGTAAACAATATCATTATATTTGTCCACGCTATTGGAGTTTGAAACATAACACAAGTCTAACAGAGGAAGAAGTAAAATCCGGAGAATTTGGCACAGTTATCCCCCAAAAGGCAAAGAAGGTCCCTCCGGGTGCCACCATTTTTGAATTCACGGATGACAAATATCACAAAGATGATAAAGGGAATTATAAACAGCATTATCCGGGGTTTTTGGGTAAAGATAAACACCCAAAAGGGTTATGCGTTCCTTGTTGTTTTGCCCAATGGGATAAACCGTCGCAGACATCACGGCGAAAAGAATGCGAAGCCGCGAAGTTTGAGTCAGTTCAAATGGGGGAAGGCGCTGCTGCCTCTCCCGCTGCCGCTGCCGCTGCCGCTACACCTCTCGCCGCCGCTGCCGCAGCCCCCGCTACACCTCTCGCAGCAGTAGTCGCTGAACCTACCAATATCGATGAAATGAAGGATGACCGTATTTTAAGTTCAGATAAATTCCCTCTTGAAAACAACCGCTGGGGATATTTACCCCTTCAGGTTCAAAAATTCCTCTTTTCAGATAGCCGAAATTGTCAAGTAAGTCTAAAAAATGCGGCTATCAAGAAAGATACACCGTGTCTTTTGCGTCGTGGAGTAGAAACAAGCGACCGTCAATCGTTTGTATCCGTTGTTGCGTATTTTTATAAAGAGAGTATTGGTGTTTCAGCACCCATCGTTACTACTGTGACGAAACCGCCATTATCTATACAACAATCGATTATGTCTTCGATAACCGATGAAGCGGTTGCCTCGGGGGGCAATGTATCTCTCAAAGATAGAATATCTAAAACAATCGCCGAGAATATCCAGCGACATTCGCTAATGATAACAAATGCTCAGACGAAAACACAGAAGCCGGCGTCGGCGACAGGGTCGGCCGCCGTAGAATCCGGGCGCGAAGAATACTCTGATGATGAAACTCCCGTGGCAATGACACCTCGCGCGTCAACTTCGACAATGGCGGGAGCAGCAGCGTCAGCGGCGAAAGCGTCATTTAATGCCTTTCAGCCTATTTCGTCCACGTCTGTCCCCACTATCCGAGAGATGCGAAATATCATTATTCGGTCTCTCACACTAGACACATTTATGACATTAAACAATGGAACTCTCGCGGATATATTTTATAATCCAAATACCGAAGTTCGAGAGATTGACCTAATTCATAAATACGCACCCACATCTCCAGTCCTTCGCGCACTTCCCCAAGAAACATTTGCCCGTCTTTGTAATGCGTATGAAAACTTCATTGCGTATCTCGACGATGACAACTCCATCATTGACCACACCTATCTGTGGGATATCATCTCTCGCCCCAACGAGAGATTATTCAAGAGCGGAAATAACATTATCCTCATTCACATCCCCGATGATGACATCACGAATAATGTTCAAGTGATATGCCCGACAAACGCATACTCTGGTGAAGTATTTGACATCAATCGTAAAACAATTATCATAATGAAACGCGATACATACTACGAGCCCATCTATTTATTTGAAAGCAAGTCCAACGGAAAATTCAGCGTATTGGGGCGTTTTGCCTTAAAAAGCAAAACGCTTATGCCGAAAATCCGACACGTCATTGAAAATATTCGCGACATTTACTTTTCATATTGCCGTCTTCACGAGAGTCAACCGCGTGAATATAAATACAAAATGAATATGCCAGCTAGTGTCATTGCGAAACTCGCGCGTGACGCCGGATTTACAATCAATGCGCAAGTCCTGAATTTTAATGGTAAAGTCATTGGACTACAAATCTCTCAAGCATTGACAGTTACAAGGTTAAATCCGAGCGCCGTCGTCAAGAAAACCACCGCAAAGAAAGAGTTGAAAGGCGTGATTCCGACTGCTGTATCTGCACCGCTGTCCGCCGCCTCTGCCGCCATTCCATCCGTTTTATTAAATGACGATGAAACCCTTTGGACAATGAGTTATCGCGAAACCGTGGATTTCTTAGAAACAGTCGCGTCACATATTAAAAAGGTAACAAAGAAGGAATTGTATTGTCGCCCAAAAGTGAAAGTCGTTGAGGATGGGCTTATTGTCGGTGTTATAACGGAAACAAACCAATTTCTTCAAGTAAATGTAAATAAAGACCCACAATTGAATCAGGATGATGGTATACCAACCATTACAGAGAATAATCACCTCGTGGCGGATAAAGAAGTCGTCCTTGCGGGTGCGAGACTCGACAAGACACGCGAGAGATACGTAAGAAATATTCGCCTAGAAACGAACTTCTATAATGTCTTTCGTAATACCGCTAGGAATGTATTGAACCGCCCAGAAAATAAGGCGAGAAAGGATGACATTGAAAAACTTATTTCATCGCCTTTTGTCATTTATCAGAATAAACTCTCGCAAATCATCACCCATTTGAAGCAAATGCTCGCGAAGTATATCACATTTATCAAGTATAGTAAGAATACCCTGAAAATGGTCGGTGAAATCTCTGGATGTATTACAAATGACGATGAAACCTGCGGAAAAAAGAGTTACTGTTTGAAAGAATCGGACGGTTTTTGTAAACTTCTTATTCCACAACGTAACTTGATGTATCCGGATATTGACAATGAGATTGCGTATTATGGTAAAGTCGCAGATGAAATGATACGGTATGAGCGCGTAAAATTATTTATGTTTGAACCCACGAAATATCTATCATTCCAAGATATAAAATACAACCTTCAAGAAGACGAAATTATATTGTTGGAATCGTTTATTACGCAAGAGTATTTCGAAAATATGGAACCTGCTGACGAGAACCCCTATGCGTTTCAGACCAATTTTTATACAGTCGCACCGAGTAATGCTGGAACGCGCCGGGTTCAGCATTATGACCCGGTATATCGACGAGAATATGTTGACCGATATTTGGAATTAACATCGGGTCAGGCACCCGCACCCGTGCCTGCACCCGTGACCGACATCGCCCCTATTTCTGGCGCATTACAAATCAATGAAATCAGCCATGTTCTGGATTTCTGTCGTGAGGTATCTAAACGTAAAGTCAGTGAAAAAATGCGCAAGTTTTTTTTCCCAAATGCGAACACATTCGAAATCCTTTTTTCCAACGAAAGTAATGAGTGTTCATTTGATGTTATCCTTACAATCTTACGTATTGTTGCGCAAAATGCGTCGAAATGCCCAAGTGGTCATATGTGTGTTCAACGAAAACAAAGTGGATTCGCAGCCGCCGCAGCCACCGCAGAGTCCGAAGTATGCCAAAAATGTCGCGAGACCATCGGGCACGACCAAACCGAGTTTGCGTGCCGTCAATGTAATTATTTTGTATGTGAACATTGTCAAACGAGACACGTGGATGAACTTGCGGGAATGACAATTACCAAACTTAAGGGTATCCTTGTTACTGAATATGGCAAATTATCTGAATTGGGACTCGATAAGAAACTTATAATGATTCTTAATGGATACGGAATGAAGAAATACGCGAATCTTATTCAAGAAGGCCGCGCAACACTCCCGCAAATCATTCAGAGCGATAATTACTTTCTCACAAATATTGATATTTGGATATTGGCGTTGTATTTCAAAATACCGATTGTATTTATCTCTCAGTCATTATTGATTGAAAATGGCGAAAATATGATGGTGCTATATGGAAGCGATGGTGAGAGCCAATATAGTAGCCACTTTTTTGTTCATCCGTTTACTGTAACACAGGATTCACCATCACGATATGGGTTGATTGAGGTGAAACACGGAGACGTATCTCTTTTAAAGATTCCGAATGAACTTATATCTCCCGGCCTTCGAGATAGTATTGAACAATACAATCCACGCGATTTACCAATCGACGAGTATATTCGCAAATTTAAATTAGGAGATATTAAGCATAAAAAACGTATATTTACATTGTCTCAGTCTACCGCGGGACCTGCGCCGATACCCTTATCTTCTTTGCTCCCGCCAATACCTGAATCGCAACAACCGCCTACTGAAAATACATCCGCGTTATTTCAATAAAATAAACAGAAAGATATATAGGGAATGAATACATTCAACGTTACAGCCGACATTGTGGTGAAAAACGAAATAATGAAGCCGCCAGAAGAAGTAGTAGTCATAAATGAAATCTTTGATATTCCAGACGCGCAAATGATTAAAACCATCAATCATACCGCAATGACTGATGTTATGAATAATACAATGATTCGGAACACTCAACCGTCTCCTCATATAAAAACACCATCGGTGTCTACAAAACGCACGAGTGTGACGGTGCCAGTGCCAGTGCCGGTGCAAGTGACAGCAGATGTTTCACCACCGGCGCCTGTGCTTATTACATCACACGTTGCTGTGCCGTTAACATCTGCGCAAGTTACTACATCAGATTTAAAATCATTACCAAAACACCGTTCCACATTGTCAAAAAATACTAAAATTATTGTTGAAGAAGAAGATAAGGACACTGCGATTGATTATGACGACGATGACCCTGAAATCAAAAAAACAAAACTCTCACTTTTTCACTTCGCAAAAGACATTACGTTTAATCTAATATTTATTATACCATTTTTACGAACAAAATTGACGAATCTCCTCCGCGACCCATCTTTAGCAATAAATCAAATTGAGCGCGTGTTTGACGAATTCAAAGACAGATTGAATCGCCAGGAATTGGAAAGCCTTAAGAAATATGTATGCGAAGATGGAATACGAGATAAGTTGAACTACATTCTCGAGACGGGCTTCAACAAAATTCTCTCGGACGGAAAGATTGACATCAATGACGCACCCCAATTCAATCAACTCGTGTATTTTATTATTCGGTCGTTTAACAACATCAATCAAGGAAAGGTGTATCGGTTTTATGTATCTAGCGAACACGTGATGCTTCTTCTTCACTTTATTTTGAAATCCGTGTTTACATTAACATTAAAAGGAGATGAAGAGCAAATGGCGATTGGATTGTTAGATACTAGTTTTAAACTTGTCCAAATTGAGGTATTGCCGTTGATTTCAAAAAGATGGTATCATAGATTTAGGATATGTCACGGAGTAAAGGAATTCGAGGAACTGATAGAATGAAATGAAATGGAATTCGCGAGCGGACGCGATAAGCGGACGCGTGGCGGAATGAAATGAAATGGAATTCGCGAGCGGACGCGATATTTAGGAAAATCGGCGGCGCGTTCACGAAAAAGAAAGTTCTTTTCACGAAAAAGAACTTAAAGATATTTTCTCTGTATAGTATGTGAAAGGCGGATGGCGCCGGCCGTTGGCTGCCTTTACAACAAAAATACCGGTGTAGCTCAGCGGAAGAGCGTCTAAAACATCGTTTGTTACCTTTTTACTAGCCCCGCAAGGAGTTGGTCCGTTCTACGAATGATTATCGCCTTATAAGCGGAAGGTCGTAGGATCGAAACCTACCGCCGGTAACAGTCAAGCTGGACGCTATAAACGTAGCACACGACTAACGTCGTATTTTACCGGCGTGGCGCAGAGGAAAGCGCAGGACATTTTGTCTACTAGACAAAATACTCCGAGGTCACTCGATCGAAACGGGTCGCCGGTATTGTCAAGCTGGACGCTATAAACGTAGCACACGACTAACGTCATATTTTACCGGCGTGGCGCAGGGGAAGCGCGCGGGGCTCATAACTCCGAGGACACTCGATCGAAACGGGTCGCCGGTATTGTCAAGCTGGACGCTATAAACGTAGCACACGACTAACGTCGTATTTTACCGGCGTGGCACAGAGGACGCGCGCGGACATCATAACTCCGAGGACACTCGATCGAAACGAGTCGCCGGTATTGTCAAGCTGGACGCTATAAACGTAGCACACGACTAACGTCGTATTTTACCGGCGTGGC